GAGTAAAAGAGGTAAGAAGATAATGCAGTGGCATCTTCCTAAAGATACTTTAATTCTTATTGATGAGATACATAAGTGCAAGGGAGCCTTCACACAAAACGCTCAACTTCTTATCAGTCTAGTACAGCAAGGCTATCGTGTGCATGGCATGTCTGCAACAGCAGCAGAAGACCCTACTGAAATGAGAGCGTTAGGTTATATGTTAGGTCTTCATAGTTTGAATAAAAGAGATGGTGATTTAAAAACATGGTACGGATGGATGAGTGACAATGGGTGTGCTCCTGATCAATGGAAACAATGGAGGCTTATCAGCAGGAGAAAACTAGACCCACTACGCCAAAGTATATATGGGGTTACTGGACATAAACTAGAGGTCGATGACTTCCCTGATAGCTTTAGAAACAACAGGGTATTCACTGAGAGCGTAGAGTTCTCTGATAAGAAAGCGATACAGAAGGTATATAGAGAGCTTGAGATTACACCTGAAATAGTAACTCGTTATATTGAAGAAGGTACTGTAGGTGATAGTGAATGGGTATTGGTAAACATTTTACGTGCAAGACAATTAACAGAGGCTATGAAAGTACCTGATATTGCTTCTATGGCAGAGGACTTAGTTGATCAAGGTAACTCTGTAGTGATCTTTGTTAACTTTAAAGACACTGTGAAAGCTCTATGTACACAGCTAAAGTGTAATTCAATAGAAGGCGGTCAGACCATAAAAGCACGTCAACAAATCATTGATGATTTTCAAGATGACAATGAACATGTGCTCGTTGTCAATATCAGTGCAGGAGGAACTGGACTTTCATTACACGATATTAATGGCAAAAGACCCAGAGTTAGTTTAATATGCCCATCGTATTCTGCTAAAGAGTTTGCACAGACGTTAGGACGTATTCACAGGAATGGTGCAAAGTCAGATGCACTACAAAAAATATTAGTCGCTGTAGACACCATTGAGGAAAATGTGATACAAGCTGTTAATAGAAAACTACAAAACCTGAAAGCACTACATGGATAATCAACCAGATCACGGAAGCAGAGGACACGCAGAGTTTAGTCCATCAAGTTTAAAATATGTTGCAGGTTGTGCAGGATACGTAGGTAGGTCAGGCACTAACGCAGCAGCAGAAAAAGGTACTCGTATTCACGAAGCTCTTGAGATTAAAGATCCTTCTGCACTACACGACGAAGAAGAAGTTGGGATATATGACGCTATCGTAGCCGATGAAGAAGCATATCTTAATACATTTGCTAATGGTGAAGAATATAAAGAGTACAACGAGATTCAAGTAGACATCCAATTAGACGGTACATCTACGTGGGGTA